AACATAGGTCTTGGAGCTAACTATTTTGTATGTAAAAACTTTGCCCTTAGCACATCATTGGCTGGTTTAGTTGATTACACAGATAATGGTTCTAGATCTACATTTTCAATTGGCTTCACTGGGGTTACTAACCCATTAAGTGCTGCTAAATTCGGAGTTCTATATCGATTCTAAGACATCACGCGAAGGAGTAAAGAATTAGGCCTAAACGAAAGTTTGGGCCTTTTTTTGTATATTTATATATATGAGTCAACAAGCCGATATTAAGGAAATAATAAAACAGGAATATATTAAATGTGCGATAGATCCTATCCATTTTTTTAGAAAATATTGTTACATTACTCACCCAATTAAAGGTAGAACATTATTTCATTTATATCCTTTTCAAGAAAATACATTAGATAATTTTAGAAATTACCGTTTTTCAATTATAAATAAATCTCGCCAGCTAGGTATTTCTACATTAGTAGCAGGTTATTCTTTGTGGTTAATGTTATTCAATAAAGATAAAACTATATTGTGTATAGCTACTAAACAAGAAACTGCTCGTGGAATGGTTGAAAAAGTGCAATTCATGTATGAAAATTTACCAGCATGGATTAAGGGTAATCAAAAACCAATATCAAATAATAAACTATCATTTCAGCTAGCTAATAACTCTAGAATAATAGCTACATCAGCTGCCTCAGATGCAGGTCGATCTTACGCTGTATCTCTATTATTAATAGATGAGGCTGCATTTATTGAAGGTATTGATAAAATTTATACAAGCATTAAACCAACTATTGCAACAGGAGGAGGAATTATAGCGTTATCCTCTCCAAATGGTATTGGTAACTGGTTTCACAAAACATATGCTGAAGCTCAAATTGGTAAAAATGACTTCTATCCTATTGAGCTAAAATGGAATTTACATCCTGATAGAGATGAGGCTTGGGAGCTACGTGAGCGTATAAATATGTCACCACGTGAATTTGCTCAAGAATATGATTGTGACTTTCTTGGTTCTGGTAACTCAGTAATTGAACCCGATAATTTATCATTTTATGAACAAACATACCTCCAGGAACCTGTCGAACGCCGTTTTATGGGTGGCGACTTTTGGGTATTTCAGTATCCTGACTATTCTAGGAATTATATTATTAGCGCTGACGTTGCTCGCGGTGATGGTTCAGACTATTCTGCGTTTCATGTTATCGATGTGGATGCGTGTGAACAAGTTGCTGAATATAAATCACAAATCGATACTCGTTCCTTTGGTAATATGCTTGTTTCTGTTGCTAGCGAATATAATAATGCTTTGCTTGTGGTTGAAAACGCAAATGTGGGTTGGGACGTCATTAATACAATAATTGAAAAAGGATATAAAAATTTATATTATTCACCTCGTGCTTATGGTGAAATACAAATGGATAAGTGGATAGCTAAAATGGGTAATGATCAAACAGTTCCTGGTTTTACTACATCAGCAAAAACAAGACCACTTGTTATCTCTAAAATGGAAGCGTATATTAGAGATAGAGCATTTATCTTTCGATCTAAAAGATTGTTAGAGGAATTGCGTGTATTTATTTGGCAAAATGGTAAAGCATCTGCTCAATCAGGTTATAATGATGATTTAGTAATAGCTTTAGGAATTGGATTATTTACTAGAGACACAGGTATTAAATTTGCCCAACAAGGTATGGATTTAACCCGGTTATCTATTAATAATATATCTAATGCCCAAAATCCAGCAATGCTTCCTCCATCTTTACCAAATGGTGCATCAAATCCATATATAGCTGAAACCCCGTACGGTTTTGAGGATTTTAGATGGGTGCTTTAAATTATAAATATTTATTGATATAATAAAATTACAAAATGGCTGAACAAAGTACAGGCTTATTTAATAGGTTAAGACGCCTTTTCTCCACAGATGTTATTATTAGAAATATAGGTGGCAATCAACTAAGAACAATAGATGTTGATAGAATTCAAGCTTATGGTAATGTTAAAACAAATGCATTAATTGATAGGTTTACTAAGTTACATCGCTATGGCGCTAATATGCCATATAATCCAACAATGAATTATCAAACATTGCGTATTCAGTTATATACTGATTATGAAGCAATGGATACTGAATCAATTGTTGCCTCTGCTCTTGATATTGTTTCTGATGAATCAACATTAAAAAATGAAAATGGAGAGGTATTACAAATTAAATCATCAGATGAAAATTTACAACGTATTTTATACAATTTATTTTATGATGTATTAAATATTGAATTTAATTTATGGTTATGGATTCGCAATATGTGTAAATATGGTGATTTTTACTTATATTTACAAATTGCTGAAAAATTTGGTATATATGGTGTTACACCACTTTCAGTATATGATATGATTCGTGAAGAAGGATTAGATCCTACTAATCCCTCTTATGTGTGTTTTAAGATTGATCCAATGATAATTGCTGCTGGTGGGATTAATTCGCGTGTAAAAGATAGAGATGGTAAAATTAAATTTGAAAATTATGAAATAGCGCATTTTAGGCTATTAACTGATGCTAATTATTTACCTTACGGACGTTCTTATATTGAACCTGCTCGTAAAACTTATAAGCAATATATATTAATGAAAGATGCAATGTTATTGCATCGTGTTACTCGTGCCCCAGAAAAACGTATTTTCTACATTGATATTGGAAACTTACCTCCAAATGAAGTAGATGGATACATGGAGCGTTTAAAACAAAAAATGCAAAAAGTTCCATTTGTTGATAAAAATACGGGCGAATATAATCTTCGTTATAATATGATGAATTTAATGGAAGATTTTTATATTCCACAACGTGGTGCTAATAGTAATACTAAAATTGATACATTAAAAGGTTTAGAATATAATGCTATTGATGACGTAAATTTCTTACGTGATGAGATGTTAGCTGCTCTTAAAGTACCTAAAGCATTCTTCGGATTTGAAAAAGATTTAACAGGTAAAGCTACATTAGCTGCTGAAGATATTCGTTTTGCTCGTACAATTGAACGTATTCAACGTATAGTATTATCTGAATTATATAAAATTGCATTAGTACATTTATATACTCAAGGATATGATGGCGCTTCATTAAATAATTTTGAATTAACATTAACAGTCCCATCAGTAATATATGAACAAGAAAAAGTAGCATTATGGAAAGAAAAAGTATCATTAGCTAAAGATCTTCAAGATACTAAATTATTACCTTCAGACTGGATTTATCATCATATATTCCAATTTAGTGAAGATCAGTTTGATGAATACCGTGATTTAGTATTAGAGGATATGAAACGTACATTCCGTTTATCACAAGTTGAAAACGAAGGTAATGATCCAGCTAAATCAGGTAAATCATATGGTACACCACATGATCTTGCTTCTCTATATGGTAAAGGTAGAAGTGGTAATGGTGAAATAGGTGCTATTCCTCCTGGATATGATGAAAAACGTGATGTAGGTCGTCCTAAAGAAAAAATATCTATTGTTGGTACACAACGCGATCCATTAGGTAAAGATAGATTAGGTAATGAAGAAAATAGTACATATGCTATTAATATACCTGATGAAGGAAGTGGTACACCTAAAGGTGGTTCACCGCTTGCTTTAGCTGAATCTTTACGATATAAAGATATGCTTAAAGGCATGCGTGCTGATATGGAGAATAAGCAAAACATATTTGATCAGGAATCTACATTATTAGACGAAAAAAATATTAAGGGCATATAATATCTACATATTTATAGGTAGTGATTTCTTACTAATATGAAAGTCAAACATAGCAAATTTAAAAATACTGGTATATTATTTGAATTACTGGTACGCCAAATAGCAAGCGACACCATTTCGGGTGCTGATTCTGCTGCTATTGGGTTAATTAAAAAATATTTTTCTAAATCCGAATTAACTAAAGAACATAAATTATATCAGGCATTAGTTAGTACTAAAGCCTTAACTGAAGGTAAAGCTGAATCATTAATTAATGCAACGCTTGAAATATCTTCTCGTTTAAATCGTTCTGCGTTACGTAAAGAAAAATATAATTTAATCAAGGATATTCGTGAGGCTTATGGTATTGAAGAGTTCTTCAAATCTAAGATTAACAACTATTCACAGTATGCTGCCGCATATAATTTGATTGAAGCTCATAACTCATTAGAGTTTGTTGAGCCATCTCAAGTTATTGAAAATAAGGTAACATTACTTGAGCATATTACACGCAAAGAGGTAAATAAGGAAGATGTTAAAGATCGCGTGTTAGAAGAATTTGCTAAAATGGATAAAGGTACTCGTATTTTAGCCTACAAAATGTTACTTGAAAAATTTAACGAAAAATACGGTGATATGTCACCAGCTCAAAAAACAGTATTAAAAGAATACATTAATAATATCTCTAATACTGTTAAATTACGTGAATTTGTAAATGAAAGTTACATTGCTATTAAAGCACAAATTGCTGAATTAAGCAAATTAGTAGTTGATAAAACTATTCAAATTAAATTAAACGAGGTGGCTAATTTATTAAAGCCACTTGATAAAAATCAAAGCGTAAAGGATGATAATATCATTGCTTTACTCCAGTTTCATCAATTAATCAACGAATTAAAATCTATAAAATAAAATGAAAACACAAATCAACGAAATTAAAAGAATGCAGCAATTAGCTGGAATTATTAATGAATCACAATTAATATCAGAGGGGATAAAGTTAGATATCCTTATGAAAGATGGTAAGCCAAATAGTGAAATATTAGTAGTTCCAAATCAACATTATAGTAATAAAGAAGAACTAGATGCTAATACTATGAGACCTTTACAAATTAAAAAAGAAGAAGGTCATAAAGATATGATGATATTTACTGTTGTAGGAAGAAAAGCTGAAAACCAACAATATTTTATTGAAGGAGATGAAGTAGTAGATATAATTACTTATGATGAGGCTAAAAAGAATGTAAGAGAGTCCCAGAAGAAATCGTAAACGAAGCATTAAAAGCTGTTCGCAAGTAATGGATTTAAAAGAGTACATAAAATCATTAGTACGTAAAGAGCTAGAAGAAATATCTGCTACTGGAGATATTGGTGTAGGTGCTGGTCCAATTCAAACTCCATATGCTTTTGCTCCTAAAGGACAAAAGAAAAATGCTGCTACAAAATATGCTGAAAAATTAGGATATAAAGTAGCTAAAAAACCAAAAACATCAAAAGTTGTAGACTATAAAAAAATATTTGAAATGAAACCATTAAACGACATTATTGATCAAGAATTACTTAACGAAATTTCATATTCTAAATTTAAAAACGAAGTAACCTACAGAACTAAAGCTGAAAGATTACATAAAGCTGTTCGTGAGGTAAAACGTAAATTACAAGAGATTGATCGTATTGTTGAGTATACATCTCGTATTAAACAAGAATTAAGTGAAGGAGATGGTATTCAATATTGGAATCGCACTAATAGTGCTGTTGCTACTATTTCAGAAATGGTAAATAAATTAAATAATAAAATTAAAGATTTAAACCAATAATGGCAAAGGCAAGAGGTGGTGCTAAAGAAGCTCGTAAAGTAACCTTTGGTAAACGTAAAGGTGGTAAAGCAAAAAAATCACGTGGACCTAAAGATAAAAAAGTATCAAAATATAGAGGCCAAGGCCGATAAATAAAATAAAAATGAAAAGTATAGCTAATCAATATCACGATTTAAAAGAAGGCAGATTATCACAAGCTAATTTTATGCGTAATTTACGTATGAGTATGCCTCAATACGTTACTAATGTAACTTCATTTAAAGATGCTGTTAGAATTTTAAAAAGTAAAAGCATTTTAACTGAAAGTGGAACAGGTGATGCTCCTATCTCTAAAATGTCTAGAAAAGATATGATTGATTTCTTAAATACTACTGAAGAAAAAGCAAAAGACATGTCTGATGAAGAATTAAGAGATGCAGTAATAGAAAAAAATGAAGATATAAAAGAAAATGATGATTATGATGCTAAAGATGCCGCTGATACTGAAGCTGAAGAATTAGCTAAAGCCGCTGGTGATTATGATGCTGCTGTTGGAATGTTAGAAGATGAATTAGGATTATCATTTGGTGCTGCTTCAGCTATTGCTGCTAGAGTTTATCCTGAAGGTGGAAATACTGAAGCACAAGCTATGATAAATAAGATTGAAAAAGAAATGGCTGGTGAAGAGGCTGTAAAAGCTCAATACGATATTACTGAGGCAAAACAAAAAGTAAATATTGAAAATATATACCCAACTGAATTAAGAATGGGTATTAAGGTTGAATTAGAACATACTGATGATTTAGATAAAGCTAAAAAAATTGCTTTAGGTCATTTAGCTGAAAATCCATTTTACTATACTGAGCTTAAATTATCTGGTATTGATACTAAAAAAGAAATACCAACTAAAGAGAAAAAAATTATCATTAAGAAAAAAGATGAAACTGAATTAGTAGATAAAGTTAACCAAATGAAACCTGTTAAAGGTGTTGAAAAAGCTAAAGCATCTGCTAATAAAGCTTCTAAAGAAACTAATAAGCCTGTTAAAGGAATTTCATTAATGTCACTTGTAGCCAAAACATCTCGTGGTGTTCAGAAAATGGCTGCTACAGGTGAAAAAATGAAGGTTGTTAAAGAAGGTCAAGAAAACTACTATCAAACTAACGTACGTCTTAAACCAGAAGAACAAAAAAAAATTAAATCAGTACTTTTAGATGCTGAATTTGAGTGGGATGAGGATGATAGAAAACAAGTAGTATATTCTAAAAAATCTGAAAAAGAAATACAAAACGTTGTTGATAATGTAACAGGTATGGCAACACCATCATCTGGAGCTAAGCAATCAGGTGTAGCTAAATTTTTAACTAAAGAAGATTTAACAAAATTAGTTCAAGAAGTACTAGCTGAAATGAATAGTGATCAACAAGAAACAGATGATATTGCTTTAGGTATGGAAGAAACAATGGATGGACGTGATAATTTAACTGATGTAACAGGTGAAAATAAATAATATGAACAAATCATTATTGATAGATCATACACCATTCCAAGCAGCTAAATTAACTTTGGTTGAAGGTAAGGGTGCTAAAGCTGGTTTAACTACTTTAGTAGGTAAACTACAAGAGGCTGAACAAAAAAATGGTAATGGTCGTGTATATCCACGTGAGGTATTAGAGCGTGAAGTTAAAAAATATATAGATGGTCCAATTAAAACACGTACATCTTTAGGTGAATTAGATCATCCTGAGGCATCTGTTGTAAATTTAGCCAATACATCACACGTAATAACTGAAGTATGGTGGAAAGGTAATGATTTAATGGGTCGATTAGAATTATTACCAACTCCA